AATACACACCCCCATTAATTAGTAGGAATGAAATAACACCCCCAGCGGTACCAGCTGTTGCTAAAACTTGAACTCTTGCTGGAGTGCCTGTTCCGCCAGCAAGGCTAATCATGTCTCCAATTTGATAGTTAGTTCCTTTTGCAGAAATACTAATAGTATCAACAGTCATGAATACTCTGCCGGTAAAACCAGTTCCCGAATCAGGGGATGTTGCAATGCTTGATAATGTACATTGTGCTGTATTATTACCGTAGGTTAAAATTTTCTTGTACGGACCGATCTCTACACGAGATTCAAGCATAATTTCTTCAGCACGTTTTAAGGCAGCTTCGATAGACCTGTAAGCGTAAGCTAACGCTCTACCTTGTAGTGCAGGGCTTACGCCTACACGTTCGTCTGAACCAGACGTTGCTACATATAGGTCAGCAACCGATCCAAACGCAGAGTTATCGACATATTGTTTAGTTGCGGCAATAAGACCATCATAAGTTTCATCATCTGATGGAATTGGGTGACGGGATAGAATCAACGGACCAGTCATTGTTCCGAACGCAGAGTTAGGTGCGTTGGTTCTTGGATCAATAGCGTCTACACCACCTAGTGATACTTTACCGTCTGCATATGCTTTGTTTACAACTTCGTGTTGATAAATTGGCAATAGTGGATTATTTGTAGTACCTAAGTCATAAATGCGCCACTGAGATGCACCGCTTTTAGTTGAAAGGTTTCCACCTAGTTGCGGATGAGGATCTCCAGAAATACTTGCAAATAATGTATTGATTGCGATTTCGTTAGAGTTGGTTACAGTATCTAATTGGATACCGGTTCCGGCTACTAGCTGTTTAAATTGGATACCAGTTTCTGTATTGTTTACAGTTAAAACTGCACCTTCTTGTCCTGCATAGGAACTAGGGGCATCTTCTAGCCCTCTAAATGTAAGTCTCTCTCCGAGACCTAACGAGCTGTATAGCTCACGGAAGTTGTCGTTTACTTTACGAAACGAGTCGCGAATACTATCGCCGGTGCCGTCATTACCGACAACACCTATATCAATAACTTTTCTTGCCATAGTTTATCCTGGATAAATGGGTTTCAACTAGTATTTAGCCCAAAGTTTTATAAGCCTAATGTAAATAAAATATGTTTATAGGAAAAGAAACCCAACAAACACAACACGTTAGGCTCAGTAAGACCGGGCTCGAACACACCTATACAAGAAATAAAACCGTGGCTAATTTCCGTTGCGACAATTGCGGAGAAGAATTTACACGTGATCTAAAGAAGATGGATCACAAAAGGTTGAGCAATAACTATTTTCACGTTTGCTCTAAGTGCGATGCTAAAAGATTTGCCCAACGTAAGGGCGTTGAGCAAAAGAAAATTTGGGATATGCCTGCAAGTACTACATTACCCGTAGGCAAATTTTAAACTCTAAAACTTTCCCCACATCCGCATTTGTCACGTTCATTAGGGTTTGTAAATTCAAAACCCTCATTGAGTCCATTGCGGACCCAATCTACAGTCATGCCGTTTAGATATACCAAACTCTTAGCATCGACTAATACTACAAAATCTTTATGGGCAAAGTTAGTCACGCCCACTTCGTCTGTGTAGGTGTCTACATATTCTAAGGTATAGGCTAACCCACTGCACCCTGTAGTTTTTACACCCAACCGAATACCGACACCGTGGCCGCGTTGTTCAAGCAGACGCTTGATTTTCTTTTGTGCTGTGTCGGTTACGATAATCATTTACGGCCGCTTTGATAGCATCTTCTGCTAGGATTGAACAATGTATCTTTACTGGGGGCAATGCTAGTTCTTCGGCAATTTGACTGTTGCGTATATTAGAAGCATCATCAATATGCATCCCACGAATAAGTTCTGTAACCAAGCTCGAACTGGCGATTGCTGAACCACATCCATATGTCTTGAAACGAGCATCTCTAATAATACCATCTTCGTCTACCTTTATTTGTAGTTTCATTACATCGCCACAGGCAGGTGCTCCGACCATACCAGTACCAACGCCTTCCTCGTCCTTGGAAAAGCTACCTACATTACGAGGGTTTTCATAGTGATCAATAACTTTGTCCGAGTAGGCCATTATTGTGTACAGGTCCTAGTGCGTGTAATAGTACCATCTGGATGTTGAGTTTCTGTCCATACAGTACAGTTTGGTTGTGGAGTAACAGAATAAACTGGTTGTTGCTGTACAATAACAGGTTGCTGTACAACAACTGGAGGTTCGTAATAACGTGGACGACTTAGCTCGTAACCAATTACTCCACCAATAAGTGCTGGAGCGACCCAATTGCCGCCTGCGTAGTATCCGCCACGATAATGGCGGAATCCTTCATGTGCTTGGGCAGAAACTGCACAACTACCCATTCCTGCACACAGAAGGAATATTGTTGCGATTTTTTTCATATTTCTCTCCTTTGAAGAGTTGTTTATAAAATAACGCCTGAGGTACCTAAAAAGTTTACTGCGGTTTTAATGCGCTAGCGGCAGCTACTAATCTTTCAAACACACTATTGTCGTGCGGTGAAACATAGTTTGTAGCGGCGTGTTCGTTGAACACAGCCATAACAGCTTCAACTGCTTGTACCATTTCATCAATTTGTTGTTCGGTTGCCATATATTTCTCCTTTTATGACCCATATTTGTATTTAACATTATACACAGGTGTAAATACACTCACAAGGAGGATTCGTCCAATGTTAAAACATCTTAAAAAACTTTTTGGTATTAAACCAGCTGAGCCAGCTCCAGTAGCAGAAGTTCCATATAAAGTGGAAACTCCAGCACCTGTAGTAGAAGCTACTCCAGCACCTGTAACAGTAGCAGAACAAGCTACTGAAGCTGTAGTTGCATCAATTGCTCCTGCTAAAAAGCCAGCTAAGCCAAAGGCTCCTGCAAAGAAAGCCGCCGGTAAAAAACCAGCAAAAGCAAAATCACAGCCCAAGGCGTAAAGCCTCTTGGTAGAGATCAAAGCTGGCTAAGTTCTTAGCCTTGCTTTCGCACATAATGTCGTGAGTATCTCTAAAACTCAGAGCCCATTCATTTACTGATTTATTCCAGTAAAAATTAGAGTGAGCTCTGAGTTTCTGTTTTTTGTAGCCTGTTAAAAGTAGTGTTGCCATGTCTGGCCGATCGGCAGTTGAATGCCCCAAAAGAATATCTTCACGGCTAATACTATAATGCATAGTAGGCCGGACACCACGCCAAGACTGAATAACCCGATCAACACGGGAGTCCATGGGCGAGATATATTCGCCTGTTTTGATCCAATGATGGTGAATATCAAGAACGATAGGCACCAAATCGCTAATAGTAAGACAGTCATCTAACCCCCATGCATTTTCTTCATTTTCGATAGTAATACAGTTTCGAGCCTCTGGCGATAGTTTGCTATAGGCATGTCTAATACCTTCGGGGCCTTGTCGGCCGGAGATATGTACGTTGATCTTAAAATCTTGGAATGTTTTTCCATATCCCATCCAGCGGGCCATGTCTGTGTGATATTCAAACTCTGCGATCGAACGCTCAACAATCCCTGGGTTATCACTTGCCAGAACTGTAAACTGCCCAGGATGCATAGATAAGCGAACACCGCTATTGCGAGCAAGGTCACCCACTCTCTTAAAGTGGGTTTCGCAGTATGAAATAACAGCAGGTTGGCGCCAATAATCAGCAAAGTCAGCGTGAGTATAAACAGGCAGGATGTCACTACTAATCCTAACCATCCGAAGAGCAGGGTCAAGTGTGCTGACACGTTCAACTAGTTTCCTCGTTGCTTCGATATTGCCTACCATTAGGTCCCATAGTTTCTGCTCCGCGATATCCTTTGATTGTCTATTTAACCAACTGACGGTTGTTGACCCGGTGTTGTATTGTTTACAATTGTCTTTTTGTTTAATGCCGTTTATTTGAGATGGGCCATCGATCCACTTGCAGGCAAAGCCGATACGTTTTGTAGTCATAGTATTGCCATCATAAAAATAATTACTGCCGCAATTGGATGTCCAAACAGCAAAGCCATCATAGCAAGGATGGTACCAAAAAATGCCTTATCTGAGTCCATAACTACTTTCATTTAGTTTGTTATGTTACTATTATAACAGAATTACTTCCAGTTGTCAAGTATAATAGGATCTTGTACATCTTCCGGTTTTGGCTCACCGTGAAAGACTAAAACAGAACATTGTTGAGGAATTACAGGATTTCTAATCGTTTTAAACACTCTACGATTGTCTTGGAAATTGACCTCTGATCGTTCACGAATTTCCCATTTGTAACTCATTATCCAATCGTCGGGAAAGAATTTAATTCTAGTCTTAGCTATATTCCAAATCCAATCTTGGTCACCGTGTAGTTGTTGCGCTTTGTTAGGTTGCTGTGTAAAGATAGTCCAAATATCAGAATGCAAGCCAGCCGGCCAACACATTACAGAACTATTCAACATATTCCAATTATCGTGAAACTTTCTATTAAAGTCTCTAATGCCCCTAAATTCAATGTCTTGGAAAGCAACTAGTTTATCAATATTATTATGAATGACCACATCAAGATCAAAGTATAATATCTTTCCTTGCAATCCTAATGCAGGATCAAACATATGAACTTTGTGCCACCACGGTTTGGCATATCCAGCATTAGGTTGAATTAAACTTCTTACACCTTCAATTGGTCGCTGATCGTCGGTTAAACATACAAACTCATATGGTACAGTCAAATGTCTTGACACCATGTTTCGTAACCGTTCAACATATTCCGGACCATACTTTGTGCCAAAACGTACACATAAAACTGTAATCATAAATCACCAATGTCTAATAACACCTGCAATAATAAACAGGTTTGTAATAATATAACAACCAACTATAATAGATCGAACAAGTGCTACCTTATCGGCTTCGTGATCGGTAGCACCTGATTTTTCTCCTAGGGCTTTAGCCCATACCCGCCAAAGTTTAGCCTTCGTAGATTGCGGAGTTTGCGCCATGTTCGAATACTTCTACTGACTTTACACGCACACCTGGATTTACAGGATAGCGAGATTTAATAAATGTGTCATCGCTTAGTTGAGTTCCATACTTCATAGTATCCAATAGCTCGGACATTTTTTCATACGCCATCTTAGCAAACATTTCACAACCTACACCTGGTACAATTCGTAAATTACAAACACCACTATTGTTAAACCCACCGCCAATCTCATTCAATGTTTGGAATGTATTTAGATGAGGATCATCTTCGGCAATTACCAAAGTATGATCAAACATATAGTCAGCCCATTCTTTAAATAGTTTGAGGCCACCAAAGTCCATACACCAGTTTTTATCGTCTAGTGTTTCGCTTTCAAAGATCAATCTAATGCCAATTGAGTAACCATGTAGTGTTGAGCAATGTGAGTGCGAGGCACGCCATTGTCTAAAACAGCATGATAAGCCGCGGTCGTTACCGTAAGTTTTTGTTGAGTAAAATTTTGCCATCTCTAGTCTCCTTTATGTAGGTAGCAAGTTTGATGACTGCAGAGTATTTAGAGTGGGATGATGCCATGAAGTCCACTATTGAACTAGTATACTAGTAAAACTATTTATTGTCAAGTGGGTTACGTGAGAAAAATTCCATAATGGCGGAATCCTTTCGCTTACTATAATGAATTTTTTATTTGGGTACAATTCAAAAATCTTTGCTATTTGGTATATCCAATAGCTAGGATCAACTGCCGCAGATTCTGTGCCTGCATAATTTTCAGTATTCTTGTAAACATTGTTTACACGATAATCGGCACTCCACAAATCAAATCCCATAATGGTAATTTCATCGTGACCTAATGTACAAGCAAGTAAAATAGCCAACGGTCCACTGCCCCAATGCCATAGTTCGTCTTGTCGTTGTGTTCCCTTATATGGCAGTTCTGGAACTGATTTTACGTTTGGTTGTTTGGAATAGAAAGATAACCACTCTGGACGAGTATAGATTATTGTGTCTCGGTTGTTGGGATTTTTAATAGCTTCGTCTACCATCTTTCGATCACAGCAGACAAGATGCGGGACTGTAATATCTCTGTGAAGAGCATTACAGCCAATTATATTATCTTTGGGAAATGTAGACAGGTCAAACACTAAACGACTTTCGCCGTTTCCTACTACAAAGACAGACATTAGTTACCCGATTCTTTAATGTCGCCGAATGGATTCCATTGACCTGGACTACCTGCTTTGATACAGACCCAGCCAACATTGCCACCAATGCGTGGACTTGAATTCCAAACAATGTCACCTACTGTATACTGACCATCAGCTGGAGGAACAGTAGCATACATCTGAATGTGATTGTTTAATCTAACAGCACCATTTACGTGTAAATCTACATTAGGATCTGGCACTTTCACACCAACTGCTAATTTACCGTGTACGGTAACTGTAATAGGATTCTTTGTTGTATTGCCTAGATCAATATTGCCGTTTGCGCGAACAGTGATTCTTGGGGTGTCGTCTGTTACAATATCAAAATCGTGACTTGCAAACGTACCAACCATACCGTGTCCTGTATCAAACACAGTACCGACCATAACTTCGATAGCACCTTCTGCAACGCTAAATGCGGCATTTGGTTCTTCAGTACCTAAACCTAAACGATCAATAGCACCATTATAAAACAAGTATCCGTTGATGCTAGCAGAACCGTCAACAATCAAACCTTTTAATCGACCTACTTCGCGAAGATTACTTTTTGTAACATTAGGCCCTAAAGAAGTGCCGTCTAGGACAGTAATGCCATCAATGGCAAAATGTCTATCTCTTGCTAGATTTATAGTTTCGCTAGAGAAAAAGTGGTCTGGGTTAGCACCAAGTATAAACTGTTTGGTATAACCATCTCCGCTAAAGATTAAACCCTTTCCGTAATTAGACTCAGAGGGCTTAGCCTTAAATTCTAAGAAACGTAGGTCCTGTATAATCAGATCTTGCGCAGATCGCGTAGCCGATAAGTCCGCTAGGGCTTGGCTAATAATGTCAATTGGATTAGGTGTAGTTTGATCGTTCATAACGATATTTATCAAACTACACCCAAAGGTGCTTTAGACTACTTTTAGCAGTATAATTTCTTCGTTGATACGACCGTTCATCTTAGTATCAACAGCATTGATGTCCTCTAAAAACTTGCGTAATTGCACTTTTCCAGAATCTTTAAATGCTTTTAACTGCTCTGCAGGCTTACGTAAGGTCTTTTGTACACTCTTGAATTCGTTAAATCCAGTAATGCTTGTACCTTTAATTCCTAAATCTTTGTATTCGTCAGCAACATACTTGCCCAACTTACGAGATTTAGTATTGTAAATCCACAATTCTTTTGCACCAATAATATCTGTAGGGTTTACAGATACTAGTTTCAGCGACTCTTCTGTCTTTTTGTACTTGAGTTTAGCTACCAGCTTCTCTGCAGGAACAGACTTTTTAGCACGTGGTTTACGATTTACTTTAGCTTCTTGCCCAAGCATATCACAGGCACTGACAATTTCTTGATAAAATGCTGTAATCTTTTTAAGGTTTGCTTTGCTCAAATGACTGTATGCTTCTTTAAGTTGCTCGTCTTTAGTGCCGTTAGCCTCAATCAATTCTTGAAGATTACGATTATAGAAGTCGCGAATGATACGTGAGTGAGCCGCTTTTGCTTCTTTGCCCTTGAGCAGGTTCAACACTTTAAATGCTTTTGGATCAAAGTTGTCCGGGTCATTTGCAAAACTCTCTAGAGCATCTTCAATTTCTTCAGTCATCTTGTAAGATGCTTCTTTAACACGTTCTTGAATTGAAGGTTGAACTACTGCGGGTTTAACTTCAGTAATTTCTTCGTCTTCGATATCTTCTTTGCCTTCTTCAACAATCTTTGAAATAGAACTAGCTAACCAAGATGCTGTAGAACGACCTTTATTAAAATCTGCACGGACTGGAGGCATACCTTTGAGCAAGCAAGCGGCAACCGCACCTACAGTAGTTCCACAACGATTATCTTTAGTTTTCTTAAACTGCAAAATTTGATCTTTAGTATAACCGTTACGACTCATCCAATCAATAACTTTTGGCTTTAACTCTTTACCGCCTGACTCTAAACGATACCATGTCATTGCAGAGTGGAAATGGCGCAAAAATTGACTCTCGTCCCAAGTTTCGTGACCATCCCATTTTGGACTTAGGTCGCGACCTTTGGAAGCACGAGCTTCTGTCAAATGATCATTTTTAGTTTTGCGTTTAGTAACAGCCATTTATATCACTCCTAACAGTTAAACAATACTTATATTATAGCACTGTTTTTGAACTTTGTCAAGCGTCTGAGGATTGGAATTGTTTAATAGCCACACTATCACCATCTTCGTTTTCTTGGTAGACAGTGGCGCTCATATATCCCTCAATGAGACTCTGTTTGGCAATTTCAAATGCTTCTTTTTGGCTAGCAGTAGTATCGATCAGTTCGTGTTGTCCGGTGTCGTCTTCTGCCCAGATTTCGTATAGCAAGTATCCCATTACTCGTCCCCGTACTCCACCGGAATCCAACCGAGTAATCGAAGATCGTTTTCAATTTCTTCAGTAACTACACCTTCGGGTACATAATTTTTAGTACCATCTTCATCACCGTTGCCTAGACCACTGCCAATACCACTACAGTACCAATCAATATAATCGCCCTGCATACGCATATCAGCAATTATACCACCTGCATGTCTCCAAGAGCAACTCCAAAATTCTTCTTTAAGAATTGGAATAATATCCAATTTTTGGAACTGCATATTACACATTGCCGCATAAAGATTTTGTGCGTAGGTATCACTGGCACGAACTTTCTTTAATATTGGATCGCAAGTACGCAGGTCATACTCTAGATTATTTTGTTGCCACTCTGGGCTAGTTTCCTGCACCTCGGCTTCGGCTCTCCATGTTTTCCAAAGTTCGATCATAGCTAGAGCATTTTTCTTTTGTTCTTCAGTAGCTTTGGGATCGTCGAGATGCTTTGTATACCCTTCTGCTTGGAAGGTCATTCGTTCGGGACTCTTACTAATATTGGTCATACACAATCTTGTTCTTCGGCTAGTTTAGCAGTAGCCGATTTTTCTTTCCGTTCCTTACTAAATTTTTCCACATCATCAACAGCACTCAACAATGTTTGAGCATAATTAAATGCCTGTTGTTTACGCATGACCACTGTTGACTCTGTGTCAACATAGCCTTTAGTCAACAATGTCCAAATAGCATGCCAGCGTGTTTTACTCCACCAATTGCTTTTTACAGTTGTATAAACAGTAACACTGACTTCGTGATCATCAGCTTCTACCCATACATGATGATCGTGATCTGATGCACCGCAGTCGCAAGTGACTCGGTAGACTTTCGAGTCTCCCCAGTCGTTCGTTTGCATAATGCCTTCTGCAGGAATTTGATATTTCATTGTAACACCGGACCTTCAAATGTTTTTACTTGATTTCTACTAGCCGAAATAGTATCAACCATGCGGTTGTAGTCTTCTTCATTCATACCTGTTTTATAAATGCTAAGAGCCTGCGCCATCATAATAGCGGCAACACTCATAGGATCATGTTCAATGACCATATGATCAGTGAACTCTAGGTATTGATTGTAGAGTCTTTGTAATTTAGCATCAGTCATGTTTGTGTTGAAACCTATATTCTCGTTTAATCCACCATTTGTATTCGGACCAGTATTCTTGTATTGTAGCACGATCTTCACCGTGTGTCAACCGTTCTTCGCAATTCTCTCGCCATAGTTCTTCAACCCAATGACGAAAGTGTGAGTTTTTTAAGTCCATAGTGATTCTCTAATCTTGATTAAACGGATCATCATTTGCTCATCTTCCTTGGCATAGGCCTTTTCAATTCTTTGAAGTTCTTTATGCGCTTTATCACAGGCTTTCTTGAGCTCCGGACTATCTTTTTCTCCAAAGTTCAAACGTCCACCATTTGCCAACCGGCTGAGTTCACAGTAAGCAGTCCAGCCACTTGCTTCATATGGGTCAGGACGATTGCGATAGGTGACAGTCCACCAAGTGTAAAGCTCGATAATTTCTTTAGCGGCTTTGGCTTGATAAGTTGGTTCAGCTTCAGACTTTTTATCATCATCCAAGAACTCTTCGTTGGTAAGTGTCATTGCCCAGCGTAGATATTCAAGCCCAGCTTCTGGACAACGCCATGTACGCCAACGTAACCAACCACTGCGGTACCAAGGTACATCAAACTTAGTTCTCGTTTCGTCACTCCAAATACAGTGATGCCATGCTTGTTCTATTTCAACGAAGTCCACAAGTTCGTTAAAAAGACATGGGAGAAACCGATTACCAACGTCACACCAATTGCCAGGGCGGATATCACGAGGGTGAGCGGTAAGAGCATGACTGTGACTAACCCAACGATTATTGATATAGTATCTAACATCGTTGAGTTTATCAGGGATATAATAGACAATCCTTTGAGCATAGTCCAATCCTTCTTCGGCAATCCACCAACGAACAGGATGTGCGGCTTTAGCCTTATCTTCCCAGTCGTTCCATTCCGTACTGGTGCCGCATTTGAGCTTTGGCGTACCTCGAAGCCAATCTGCAAACTTACCAATGGTCCAGTAATGTGATCTCATTTGAATTCCTTGTTTTACTAATTATACAATTTTTTTAAAATCTTGTCAATAGTTATTTTAGAATTTTTTTTGATATCCTGTTAAATTGAGTAGCATGGAGTAATGTTCGTATGCTTTTTTAACAGCTTCGTTGGTATTACGATAGTATGCTTCTTCTCGTTCTTTGTCCATTAGGGTTTCAAACATGTCTCTAACACCTTCGAGTCGATGATTGAAAAAACGTTGTTCCATTTCAACTAAAGTTTTTAAACGACTTTCGGGGATTTGAACAGTATACAGTTTTTCGGTTTCGTAATTTATAATATCGTTTCGAACAAGGCTTGCATCAGACTCGTACGAAAAGAAAGTGGGCGGACGATACCTAGCATGTCGCTGGGTATCATTTACAATCCTTACATCATAATTCTTACAGAATTTTTTTAGTTTTTCATCCATTTACAAACTCTGTAGTCATTGGAAAGATTTCAGCAATAACTTTAGCACAGGCAACAGCAACTTCTTGATGCTCTAACTGTGTACCATTTGCTGAACGCAGTTCGATAAAATGAATCCATGAACGTAATGTACCATTCATATATAAACGACTTTCTGTAAGGCCTTCGGGTAGTACAGCACGAGCCTGTTCTTTGGCTATGCCTTTATCGATAGCTTCGGAATAGATAGTTCTTGCTTGTTCAATAATGAATTTCTGTTTAGCATCCCACCATGCCTGTAACTCTGTATCATTTGTTGCGATACTATTCTGTCTGTTCTTTGTGTCTTGCAATCTAGCTTCTCTGCATACAAACGACAAGTCTTTAGTAGGGTCAGCATATCGCTGACTGAACTCCTGGAAGCTGAAGCTACGATGTCTAAGAATTTGTCTTGCAATATCTCTGGTAGTGGTGATTTCGATACAGGCTGAGACCATTTCGAGTGGGCTCCAGTGTTGGTGCTTGACCAAGTATCTGATGAGTTTTTCGGATGTTTCTGTATTGAGCTGATTGGAGGGATTGCTGACACGGGCGCAATACGCAATGAGTTCCTGCGCATCTGCAATGCCCATGGTTCTAAATTCACCAGTTGGTTGTGAGTAGGATAAAAGTTTAACATTCATTATTGTGTATCTTGTGTAATAATATCAAAGTTGATAGCACAGCGAGGTCCTTTCTTAGGAATACCGCCACCGTGATATAAGAGTCCGTCGAACATAACAATACGACCACGCTTAGGACTAACTGTTTTAACAACTTCATTTTTATCGTTAAAGAAAACAGTATCGCCATCGCAGTCATTTACAAAATACAATACCACAGTATGTTTGAACGGGAGGTCAATATGTGGAGCATAATGTTCAAGTTTTGTTTCATATGGCAGGATTAAAAAGATTCTTGCCACAAGTATTTCTTGCATTATTATGCCTTTGGTAGCACACGCCAACTGAGGAATCAATCCAAAGTTTGGCATATGCTCAGACAATGTATTCGAAGAACGTAAAATATGTACAAAACTCATCGGAGCATATTGACCTTCTTCTTCAGTGGCAGTATCTTCGTATTTGCATTTCAAAGAAACAGTGGGGTGCATTGCCTTGTCACCACTCTTTCCTAAAATACTCAACTCAAAATAATCCTGAAGATGTTCGGGAATTACATCGTCTAATACGTGAATAGTCATTCTTCTTCCTTAGGTTCGTCAAAGCAAAGACTTTCCATTGTTTTATAATGATCGTATGCTTTCTTTAGTGCTTCAAATTTTTCTAACTTCTTAGGATCAGGCACTAGAATAGCCATACGCTCTTCCATCTTGGCCATAAACTCTTTTAGACTTCGGTCACCAATTTTAATATCTGTACCGGCATCCATTTTAATCCCATCATCACCAAGTTGTACCTTAGGAGGGGCAATAGTGGTATAACCGTAACAGCTATTGTTCAACGTTGTCCATGTAGAGCAATTACCACCGTAGCCAACTGTTAAACCTTGACCGGACACATAACAATTCCCTGATGTATTAGGAACCGATATAGTAGTATTTGGTAACGTAATAGTGCTAATACCAGTGGTACTAGTATTCCAGATTGCCGAGGTGGAAGCTATGCCCGACAAATCAATAGTATCTGATGTAGTCAGCGCATCTATTTGATCTGTAGTAAGTCCACTAATTTGTTCAACATCTAACTCTTCCATAATATGGTCCTATAAATTTACCTTCATGTTCGAAGTCTCACCTATATTACCTTTGGCAAAACAATTAAATGCTAGACTAAATCGATCAACAGATGATTGGTCGGGCACAGTATGTTCTAACCACGATGGGAATATAAGTAGGTCTCCGGGCACGGGTCTAATAGTATACACGGACGCATTAAATTGATTTCTTGGTATTTGTTTAAGGCTTGGCTGAACTGTTTCGTGAAATAGGTTAGTGTACAAATACGGTTTTTCAAATAGAATAGGAGCCGTGTTACTGTTTGTTTCTATGTAATAAACACCACTAAGCATAGAGTTTGCATGTCCATGCTTAGATATAAATTCATCTTTCCGTTGACGATTGACCCAACTAGTTGTTATTGAAAACTCGACCGCATCGTCGATATTTAAAACTTGATGAACAAAAAAATCTAGAGATTCTTTAATTTGTTTTTTGAGAGTTTTAAGTTGAGGCTTGTCTAATATAGTCATGCCTCGATGGGTTGGATCAAGATGGTCATCGGTATTATCGTGACCAACTGCTGTGTTAGGAAATTCTAAATTCATTAGCCATGTTTTAGTTATGATGTTCAGTTGTCCCAAATTTGTTTGAAACAACGGAACTGAAAACATCGGCGTGATGTTAAATTTCATTTAAGCTGCCTTGGCTTCCTTACGAGCATTCTTTTCTTCTGTAATTTCATTGCGGCGAGCTTTAACACCTTTAGCAACTTCTTGAAGAGCTTTGCGAGCACGAGTTCCAGCGGCACCATTACCTGCTGTAAATTTTGCATCTTCTGCCAAGAATGTTTCGAAGTCTGCTTTTAATTGTTCTACTGTTGACATAATATTTTTCCTTATAGTTATGTTATTCTACTTATGTTAGAATTTGGTGTGGTCGGTAGGATTCGAACCTACAAAGGCGGTGTCTAAGACGTTGCCCTAGTCCCAAGCGTGTTTCGCAACAGGCCGGAGGTCTACCATGTTCCACTGACGACCACGTTATTATTATAGCTAATATTTCAATAATATACAATGATATTGTTCATTATTGGCTATTTTGAATAGCGTTTGTAATTCTGTTCTTCAATTCTTCAAAATATTCTTCGTCGGCAATTGCAGGAGCACACAAACTAATTGAATGTTTAGATTCCGGTCCGCCAGTTAGTCCATTCTGTACATACGAATCGATTGTAATTGGTGTTATCAATTTCATTGAAAAGATCAAACCTACCACAACGTATTCGGTAGCAAGTCCTTGTGATACAAAGTGGGCGCCTAGTAAGTTTAATTTTTCTTCAATCTCTACCAAGTTACAGCTATCAATTAAATCCCACGAAGCTAGTGCGGCACCGACTCCGCCCATATTTGGCTGCCATGTATGTCCGTATGTCCAATGATTTTTAACAGTCTCTGAAATCTTTTCTGAAGCACAAACACAGCTTAGTGGATTGTATCCACCTGTGAACGCTTTGCCTAAAACAACAAGGTCTGGTTGAATGCCGTATCTAGAGTGACTAAATTTACGCCCTAGCTTCCCCATACCACCCATTACATCGTCGATGATTAGATTGACGCCATACTCGGTACATAGTGATCGTATATCTAACCACCACTGATCCGACCAAGGTTTAATACCCATTGCCCACGGAATCGATTCCATGATAACCGCGCCAATATGCGGATCTGTTTCTAATGTCCGACGTACCTGCGATAATGTTTCTTCTTCGTGTGCCGGTCTGTCACTTAGTGTATGCCATTGCGGTGCATCTAATACCGTGACACGATCTGATAAAGGCTCCTCACTTCTAAATGCTCTACATAAAAAAGTTGATCCGTGATATCCTGGACTAAAGGTTATGACCTTAGATTTAGATTCGTCAGTTAGTTTCCAATACAACTGATTCATAGCATACGCACACTCAACTCCATCAGTTCCACTGATAGCATAACTTACACCAACAAAGTTACCTTCCTTGCATAGTTTTTCAATTAGGTCATTATTAGTAGCACATAGTTCAGTATGTTTGGCGCTTAGATACGACAGAGCTTTTTGTTGTTGATACATCCGATCGAGAATGTAGTCGTTACCGTACCCAAAAATAAATGCGGTGTTCCCACACATAGTATCTAATAACTTTCCCTGATCAGTGATGACCCAATACTTTTCTGTACCTGTAACAGTTACATTGATGCTTTCGCCAGTTCGGCAATTTAATTCCATGTTATACCTTTAATAAAAGTCCGCATATCATACTGTATCTTATCTTGGCCGAACGATTAAACCCTTCGTGCCATGTAGTGTGATCGTTGATATGAAATACACCATTGCCGAAATTATTTTCAATACGCAATGGATCTGTTTGATTTTCACTTGTATAATAATATGTTGATTGATTCGGATCGTCATTTTCAACAAAATAAATCATTGCTGTTGCTAATTGTAATCTTGTATCTAAATGAACAGGAATATGAAACCCCGGAGCATCTCGATTAAAAATACACCCCCAGAATGTATATTGATCTACTTTTTCTTTAGACCATCCTTCCCATAGACTACTAAAATACTTTCCTTGATGCTGATAAATTGTTTCAATCAACTGTTGCTTAGTTTCAGTCGACCCAACAAACCTAACAAGTTCTTGTAGAATCTCACTAGTAGGAGTCATTAGCCCCGAACGTTCTGAGTACGGGTCACCCGCCAGTCCTGAAGTATTTTTACGGTCACTGTGTGTTTCCCAAGGTTCGTTTTCAAATTCTTGAATCAACGTATTATAGTCGTAGGGCAATTCCAACTTCATAGAGTATAGACTTGGTCGAATATAATCAAAATGTAATTTCATTTTGCCACAGCTAGTTCTAACAAATAAGGATTGTCTACACCCTTTTCCAAACAGTCTACAATATAGTCTGCTACCTCTTGCCAGGAAGTTGTATCGGGTCCAGGCCCAATTTTAACTAATACCATTCTTGGCCGTAGATTATTTTTAGTATTCAATAACCAATGTGCTTCCTCTAATGCAATCTTTTGATGTTTGTAAATGTGTTTGTTTACAGGCTTGTCTGCATCTAATCCAAAAT